CACCAAAACCTCCAACACCCAAGCCTCCTGCACCCACGCCTCAACCTTCAAGACCTCCCACCGCACTTGAACGTAAATACCCATATTGGGGATGGGACGCAAACGCGGGGCTTCGATGCACGAACAATGATAACACTGGATGTAATACCGGATACGACGCCAGAGGTCAGTTAGTGGACCTGAACCCCGACAGACCGCCAGCGCCTTCACCGCCTCCGTCGAACAGAGTCATAAGCACATTGGATCTAAGAAGTCTCATGAAGGGAGGAGGCTCGTGGAATATCAAGAAATACAATCTCAAGAAGAGCAATCTCACACAATTCAACGGAGAAGACGTCATAAGATGCTGGTATGGAAAAAATTCTGGGACGAGTCGGGATCCTGGAGTCGGTGGATTCAGTTTCGAGGCAAATCCGAACGGCATGAACCGTGACGCAATTACATTTTCTTGGGAAGTATATTACCCGCGGGGATTTCAGTTTGCCAGAGGGGGTAAATTCGGAGGAGTTCACGTCGGATATGGCGCTGCGAGTGGTGGAAATTTCTCGACGACGGGTTCGTCGAACAGAGTTATGTGGCAGACTGACGGTGGAATTATTGCATATATATACCCTCCGTCAGGATTGTGGCAAACAGTGAAAGGTCTTGACACTAAAGGATATGGTTCTGGTTTCTTTAATAGAGAACTAGCAAGAACGCTTAAGACCGACTCGTGGAATAAAATAGAACTGGGGACCAAGCTGAATACGTTTAAGAATGGTGCCCCTCAGGCGGACGGCGAATCATACGTGAGTGTTAATGGAAATAAACATGTATTGAGAGGAATTAACTGGCGAAGGTCCGAAGACCTTAAGATTTCCTCGTTCGATATGGGAACATTTTTCGGCGGTCCAACGCCCTCGCCTGTTGATCAAGTTGCGTATTACAAGAATTTCCAAATGTCGAATTATTGATAATTACATGATTTATTCTTCATCTTCATCGGTTATTTTAGGAGCCAAAAAGAATTTGATGAACGAATTTTCAGCAAACTCATACCCGAACATGACTGGCAACTCACTGTGAAGATTAACACAAATTTTCTTTGAAATGTTGGCAGCCTTCATGAATGTAACGAGATATCTAGATGCAAATGATGCCGACATTTTACCATGGATCGTAACAGGCTGGTCGACCCTTAGTTCGACTGTCCCGATATCTCCAGAGGTCCGCATGATAATTTCATCATCCACGGTCATAAACTTCACAGTATCTCCAAAAGACGCAATGTTTTTGATGTATTTTTGAAGGACCGATGAGTCCGCGACGATTTCAACTTCTACATCCATATCTGGCACGTCCATCTCTTCAGAATCAATATCTATGGTCTTCAAGTTATACTTATCGTTCTCTGTCATGATCATTAGTTCATCGTCTGAACACTCAAATAACACCGAACCTTCCAAACACTTTAGAACCCTCACAAGGTTTGATACTTTAACGCCAACAACAGTAGTAGAACCGGCCGTATATTCTTCGAAATAACTCTTGTCAAACTTTACGGACACCAGGCAGACGTGCGACGAGTCCATAGAAGAAATTGAGATACCATCTTCGCCGAAAATAATATTAGCACTATCACAAAGTTCGTCAAGTGCCGAGAACACTTTCAAAAAAGTATCCGCAGACTCTAGAACAACACGAATGGGCGAGTTTGAGAGCTTCATGTTTGCCATCTTCGAGACAATGTCGGACATTTTTATTTATTACATTTAATGTACATTGTGTTAAATACATCGGTGTGACGATATGATACACTTATAAGTCCTTGTTGACGATATCATAAATCAGAACGCCATTTCCCCACCCATGCTCGTCGTTGCGGTCGTTGATTTCAACTCGAGAAACGATCTTCAAAGACGGGACGAAACCAACACTGCGTTCGAGTAGTTTTTCAGCAATCATCATGCGGGAGTTCACGACAGACAGAATGATATTCTTGGCGAGATGATCTTTAAGATCAAGCAACATTTTTGCAGAATAGTGATTCTCACTCACGACTATGAGATTGTATGGGTCCGTTTGTGTCTGAACCTTAACTCGCTTGAAGAAATCATCGGACCACGACACCTTTGCATGCGTATTTTCATATATCGCATATGACAAATCCTGACCGATATATAGCAAATTCGAATTTGCTTTTGATACAAGATTATTAGAAAGATGCTGGAGTTTGTTGCACTGCTGTGGGAGCCTTGACGAATACAACCCGGCACGTGCTACCGATTGATTGATGAAAGTTAGGTTCGACGTCATAATGTTAGCGAGTATTTTACTTAATAAGTTAGTAATGTGTTTATGTATATAAGTTTGTCAATATGGATAAATACCCTTCGTATCGACAAATCACAGTTTCATTGATCGTGTAATTAATTTAAAAAAGTAAAGACGTAGTGTAAAAAAAATGATGTCGTTCAATCCAGACGAACTAGACCTATTCGACCACGAGACCTACGGTGCGGTTGATTATGTAGGCATGTATCACGAAGAAAATATCGAACGCCTTATTGAGAAAAGACAAAAAGAATACGACGATGGCATCGAAGACAGAAAGAGAACTGCCAAACAGGATGAATTATACATGGACGAGACTATCAGAAGAATCAGAGACAAACAAAACAAGAAGAACAAGAAGCTAAGAGATATGGAAAAAAGACTGATAAACAAAGAATTCAAAGACGATGTAGAAGAATACATTTCACGTTTAAATACGATTTTACATACATATAGATTTGCAACAGAAGCGGAGTATGATGACGTAATAGAATTAAACGCCGCGAAGTGTTGTGATAAATTTACAAGCGATCAAGTTTTCGTAGAAAGTCATTATGGTGGCGATGATGATAATACCGATGATATACGCCCCAGAGAACATCGTATTTATCTTTATAACAAAGAAGATACACTTGTCGCGATGATATCGACATATGTGCTTTACGACGGAGACCTGTTTGATAAGACCCCCGGTTGGAGTCAGGCAGATGAATACGACTGCTTTATTACCAGTATGGCAAACAAAAAGGCTCCAACATTTTTGATAGAAAGGATATCAGTATGGAAAAATTTAAAAGACGTCAAGGATATCGAATCGTATTTAGATACCCCGAGTAATCTTCAATATTATGTTTCACCATTGAGAAATCCCGAATACACATGGCACAAATATTAACATTTCGTATCAACATTTACTTTCATTGATCAATCATTTTTACACAGGATTTACATATGCATTAACCAAGAATAACTCTTTGCACTTCGTCAAAACAACTAGGTTCAAGATTCAAAAAACTACCTATATTCGCTATATTTTTGTATACTCTCCAATCTACATAAGGTTTTGTCGAGTCGTATAACTCGCCTTTCCTGAAATAAGCATCATTCACATAAAATTCATTGACGGATAATCTCTGACGAAGCTTAAACCCATTTTGTATCAGAATTTGTCTGCAAATGTTGTCTTTATCTTCATCTCTACCATCTAACTCTATACATATCACATACGTGGGTATATCCCAGTTCATTGATTGTAACACACCTAACTCGCCACCTTCTGTGTCAATGCTCATAAAGTCTATGTACTCTATTTTATGCTCTCTCAGAACTTCGTGCAACGGAGATGTCTCTAATTCGTATACATTATCCTCCCATCGGAATGATTTGGTGAGGTACTCCTCGTGGTATTGATTGTAGAGACACTCTTCAGGTAAAGTGTCTACTATACCCGATCTCGCCCAATCTTGCTTGAACATAACCCGTTTACGCGTATCGGAAATAGCTTTATTTACACATATACATCTATGCCGAGTCTTCTCAAGTCTAGAGAAAAATTCAGATGGTTCTATTAATACCCCAGAAAAACACAACTCTTGTTCCAGAAACCCCGTATTGCTATACTTTATACCATCGAGGGCACCAACCTCTACAAAAACACCCGATGGGCATTTCTTATTTATAAGATTTTTGAGAATAAACAAATCTTCTCCCTGTTGAGAATAGAACAGCATGTTTTATATACTCAAATTTTATTTATTAAACTAATCATTTCTTGTAACTGTAATGAACCGTCTTCCCCTTCGCTTTTTGTTTCAGTTTGATCATCTTCTTTTTTGTTTCTATGGACAATGATCTCGCGGTTCTGGGGGTGTCTTCCGTTATCTTCTTCCGCGGTCTGCAGGTCGGGTAATACGTTTTCGTTTTGACGTCTCCGCATTTTTTCCCCGTTTTTATGTCGATCCAGTCTTCCTTATACCATCTTCCAAGAGAACTCGATTTCTTAGAAGGTGACCCAACCTTGTATGCCTTTTTGCCACGTTTCTCCATTGCTGCCTTGTAAGTTTTGACCAAATGTCCACTGAGATACGCAGAAGGCCACCTGCTTTTTGATTCACGTTTGATCTTTGCTTTGATTCTTGCGTATAGTTCAGGGTCTGCTGGCACTGGTTTGCTCATTACACTATGTAATATTTTAATCAAACAATACTTTGAAGATAGTTTTTAATATATGACCACCTGAAACCATATGCCGTTTTTTGATGTCCACACGCACACTTGCCAATACCAGAACCGTCATTTTTAAGATGCGTGCCAGCTTCTCTAACCGAACCGAAATAGTCGATAAATGTACCATCAAGGGCATATTGATACACTATTTTGGACATGGGATTCTTATCACCTTTTTTTGATTCGCTCATCTTTTGTTTTGTTGCATCACTCTTTAATATTCCGATCTTCGAGTCGCTCATATTTCTTTTAGTTTCCTCACTCAATAGTTTCCCAATATGTGCTTCTCTTAATTTTTGTTTTGTTCTCTCATTCATTGATTTTCCATACATATGATGCTTCTCGCCTCGTTGTGCTTCGCTCATCTTTTGTTTGGTTTCCTCGCTCGGCGATTTCCCATACATATAACTTTTCTCCCCCCGATGTGATTCGCTTATCTTTTGTTTTGTTTCTTCACTCAGTTTGCCATTACCACCTCCCTCCTTGAGATTGTATCCACCCGGTGCCAACGTCCCCAGCAACGCAACCAGCATCTCCTCGTAGAAATTAAGATCTTCGTCCGGACATTCGTACCAATCCTTTTCGAATGCATCCCAACCATGCTTTTGGATGGCTCCATAGATCGCTTTACAATCCGAGCTTGTTTGATGTTCTTTGAAACGTATTTTTATGGAACGAATCGTCTGTCCGATATAGATCTTTCCATTTATTTTGTTTTTGATCATGTAAATATAACCCATATTTATGTGATTTTTATAACAGTGTCAATATTAAATGATTTTTTTGTCAATATGTAATCAAATAATATTTTGAAGATCTGTCTCCCACATTGACATCTCAGAAGTTGCTGTCAACATTACGACTTCCTCGCGAAGTTTCGCCGCTTCTTTCTCAAGCTCTGCAGCACGCTCGGATGTCATGCTCGAAATCTTCATGTTCAGCAGATAAGAGAAACTACCTTCTACCTTGTAAAATTTGAGAGCCTTCAACTCTTCAGTCAACACTTTCTCAGATTTCTTGCTCACGACCAATTCATTATCATTTATAATCGTGATGAACCGGCTCTTGTTCTCCGCGATGATACTCCGAGTGGTAAGGTCAGACAGCAAAAACTTCTTGCGCTTGATGTAAAAACGCTTGCGCACGTCGAACCACTCCCGGAGGATGTCAAGAGGAGAATCATATTTCTTGATCTTTCCTTTGGCGTCAAACGCGTGCATGTTGCTCGTCCTGATAGTAGTCTCCAGCTTGAGACCAGCCACATCCGGCATGCCGATAAAGTCCAGCTCGAACAGAACGTTTTCCTCGGTGTGCTTCTCGCGGAAATCGGATATAATCTTCTTCTCCAGAAGTCCTTCCAGGAACTCCTTGTAATTGTTTGTCCAAGTCCCGACGGGAAGCTCTGAGATTGTCACGGTCTTACCTGTAATCGCGTATACTCCCTTGGAAACATAAACACCTGGAGATGTCTCTTCGACGGTACCTTGAAATCCTCTGTACCAAGGGGTCATCTGCTTCGGCTCCTTGTCGTTGATCAAACGCTTAATGTTGGAGATGATATCCTTTGGTGAGTAAGAAGGAATATCTGTCGAAAATCCTGTTCCAATACCGGATGACCCGTTGACCAGCAAAGTAGGAATCGTAGGAACATAGAACTCCGGTTCGATCTGATCTCCGTCGTCATCGAGATACTTCAAAAGATTGTCGTCGACGGATGGGAAGACCTTCCTGGTCTCTGGAGACAAACGCGTGAAGATATAACGAGCGCTCGCAGAGTCCTTTCCTCCCATCAAGCGACTGCCGAACTGACCACTTGGCACGAGGAAGTTCATGTTATTAGATCCCACGAAGTCTTGCGCCATACCAACAATCGTGCCTTGCAGAGAAACTTCACCGTGATGATACGCGGATTTTTCAGCAACGTATCCAGAGAACTGAGCAACCTTTGTATCGGTTGTCATGTTCCTCTTGAATGCCGCATACAGAACCTTACGCTGCGAGGGCTTCAGACCATCAATCGCACTCGGGATGCTGCGCTCCACGTCGTATCTCGAAAACAAAATAAGCTCCTTGTCCACAAAATCGTGAATAGGAATGATTTCTTTTGTCTGATCAATCTGTTTTCCTGCCTCAAAGTCCAGGATCCAGGTCTTCCTCTCATCAGCACGGTTCTTGTTGAAAGAACGATCGATCAACTCGGATGACGTGTCAGACCACTCGAAAGTCTTGGACAAGTTCTTCAGGTTCTTGAAGTATGCCCTCGCGTTTTCCGCGGTGGAAGTTCCGAGACCCTTGAAATACTTGATCTTCCACTTTGAGGAATCCACAGTCTTCTTCCAGTCCTCATAATCAGGAAGACTGAAGAATTCCTTGCTCTCCTTGCCATGAGAGGCAACCACGATGGGCGTGATGAACTTCTTGAGAAACCCGGGGATCAGCAAAAGACTGGGGAAACTCGCATGAAAAAAGTTCATGATCAGACCACTGATGTGACTTCCGTCCACATCGGCATCCGTCATGATCATAACCTTGCCGTATCGCAAACTAGACGCATCCTTGTAAGTCTTGCCGGCTTGAAGACCGAGGATCTGCTTGAGTGCCACGAGCTCGGCGTTGTTGGAAATACTAGACACCGAAGCATCGCGCACATTCAGCAGTTTACCACGAAGAGGAAACACACCGTAACGCTCGCGACCAACCACACTGAGCCCGGCGATTGCCAGCGTTGCAGCAGAGTCCCCCTCAGTCAAAATAAGAGTGCACATGATTGAGTGCTTCGTGCCCGCCCATGCAGCATCGGTGAGCTTCTTGATACCAGTAATACGGTTCTTCTTGGCACCGTCGGTCTTCTTGAGAAGCTTCTCGTCGACAAGAGAAGACCTCACATTGGTCTCGGCAATCACAGCGTCGAGCAAGATCGCGACAGCCTTCTTGATAAACGCGTCGCTCAGACTTACCTTGGCGTTGCGAGAAGTCAGGATCTCCTTGGTCTGCGATGAGAACACCGGGTTCACGACCTTCGCATTCACAAAAACAAACATCTTGTTCTTGACGAGAGCCGGCTTGACAATCGTCTTCTTCTTCGCAGCGGCTTCCACAACTCCCTTGGCGATCGCGTCCACAACAAGATTTACGTGAGTCCCACCCACAGTGACACTCGAATTCACGAACGACACTGCCGTGAAATCATCGGAGTATGCAACACCGACGTCCCAACCACCGACGCTTTCGAAAGCACGCTTGGTGTCGCTCTTGTTGCCAATGTACAGCGAGAAATAATCCTCTGCAGACTTCACATCAAGACGCTTACCA